TGGGGGCCCCATAAGGGGCCCAAGGCGCTAGGATGATTTATACAAAGTAGTAGCCGAGTTGTGAGGCTGCTTCTTGCCACAGTGGTGGCTGGACGAGGATGTCCGTGTTTTTGGTTTGGTCTATGAGTTCTTGACACCAAAGCTCATATTGTTGTTTTCCATGGAGTGCCATTTCTGGGAAAAGTGCTGCGATGTGCTCAGCAATAGCCGCGCTGTCTTGAAGCATTGGCCATTTTCCCCCAAGAGATGGGACATGAGTTGCATTCACTTCGTACGAGGACGGGCCTTTAGACCATGCAATTGATTTCCCAATTGAATGTTTCGAGAGGGGGCCTACGTGCCATCCTTGTATCATCGAGAAAGTACGTTTTAGAAATTCAAGTTCTTCAAACGGAACATAATCAGGCTGCTTTCCGCCAGTTTTGTTAATGTCCGTTATCGTGAAACCATATTTCTTTGATTTCTCCTTGAATGTGTTGAAGTTAAACCACTCATATCCATCCTTAACTGTACAGGCATTGTCGTCACCATAGACTATGAGGCATACTGCTTTCTTAAATGCTCTCCAAGTGGCCAGTTCTGGAAATCCATTCTCTATAGCAAGTTCACACCACACAATGAAGTATAGTGCCCAAACGATCTTGGAATTTTTGATGGCAGTGTCAGGACATCCTGATACCATTCCTTGAAGCATTCGAAGAACTTCCTTTCGGGAAATGATCATAGGGTCTTCAACAGCAGCATGCAAATGGGTTCTTATAGTGTTACCCTTTGCTACGTCTTCTCCTGGGGCTGAACAACGGTCATAGATTACCTTATCAACAATTGCTGCTTTCTGTATAAATACTGTACTAACAGACGTATCAAAGTTTTCCATATCCGAGGCAAAACCCTTGTGGCTGTGCATTCTGAGTTTAAGTCCCATGAGGTGGCGGTCGTGCATCTTGTTGGATGTGCCAACTTTGATTGGCAACAGAGAGTGCATCTCTGAGATTCGGCTCATTGCCGCTCCAAAGTACATTCGATAAGCAATTAAGCTCTATTATCGCTTGGTCACC